AAGCACCTGATCTTTGTAAAATTTTACCAGTATGACCCTTTCTGGCTCTTTGTTTTTTTGTAGACGGCTTTAAGGATTTCCAACCTGGGCCTTGCCTGTCAAAAGCGTTTTCACTCGCATCTTCTAACATGGCGCCGATTTTAAATAAAGCCGGTTTTATATTTTGTGTATTAAAACCCAATTGTTTGAATAAGGCTTGAACTTCATTTGATTTTATTGTGAAATTTATCATTTCAAAGTACTCGGCTCTAAATCTTGACCGGCTTCCCAGATATCAGTATCGAAATCTTCTTTTTCAGGCTTAAAAAATTGAGTAGCAGGGTTTGACCCGAATCCTGGGTCCGGTTTTAACGCTCTGTTGTTTATCTTAATTCCCCGGCTTTTAGCTTGTGCTCTTGTGAGTGCGCGAGTTCGACCAGTACAATTAAACCCATTTGGAGGGTACCAAGAATTAGGCGCTTTCCAAAAACTTGAAGTAATTGGCTGTATTGAACCAGATTGTTTCTTGTGAGATGATCTGGATTTCTCCACAATACCGTCAATTAGCATTAAGAAGGGTCTGTCGGACGCGTTATCGACCTGGCGCTCGAATCTACCGGCATTTAACGCCGATTGAATATTAGTTCTGTATATGGTCTTTAAACGGTACGGGGTCGTAAGTACTTGGACCTCTTCACCTCCGATTATAGCCGTCCTTTCGCCCGTCCAACCCTTTTTGGCCAAAGTATTTTTAATATCCTTCTGAAAAGTTTCAAAAGTTTGCCCATCTTTCAAGGCTTTTGACAAAGCGTCTCGAACATCTTGAACCACGCTCATTTGAACGTCTTGGGTAATTGCAAAGACCTTTTCCTCTACCGCTTTTCTAGTTTCTTCGGCAGTCTTTGATATCTTGATCCCTTGCTTATCAAAAATTTTAATAGCCTCCTCTGGGCTAACTTTTGAAGCGTCGACGATTATTTTACCTGGGATTGCCAATTAATCCTCTGTGTTGCGGGTTAGGCTTTGGGTAGAAAAAAGAGCCCTGCCTAATAACTTTTCTAATCGTTTTGGCCTAATTTCAGGAAACAGGCTTATTAAAGCGCCTTGAGCCTCTTCAAATGAACTAGCTTTCTCAATCATTTTTATTATTGGCTCTAAAAACTCTGAATCCTTTTGAAGCTCTTTATTAGTCAAGCCATTAATAAAATTATCCACAGCTTTCTGATCTTCAAATTCAGAAGCCTCTCGAAACTCTGGCTCATCTTGTAACTCAGTTACAACAGGCTCAACCATTGTGAAGTGATTATCGGCCAAATTATAAATTTCTTTAAAATATTCGGCATCAAACTTAACACCTAATTCACTTAATATTTTATCCCTTTCGGCTAGATCCTTTTTAATATCCTTTTCATGCTCATATTTAAACGTAGGAGCCACAACATTTGGACCAAAATTTATATCTACAATCCACCGGATAAGCACATTAAAGCAAGTTTCGGCCATTATTTCATCGGCTTCGGCGATATCAAGCCTTACGTTATCATGCACCTGGCCTAGCGCCCTAGATCCTTTCTCACCTGACTCTGTTGTAAGGGTTTGGCCTAGAATTGCCTTTGAAATTTCTTGATTCGCGGCGTTCATTAAATCTTTGTAGATATCAGCGCTTGATTTGCTTCCAGACGAAATAAACTCGACGCTAGTGTCATCAGGAATTACGGCTGAAGATCCGTTAACCAATTCTTGCAGCCTTTCTAAGAGTTCGTCGTATTCAGCTTCGCCCGCATTTCTAGGTACTTTACCAATAGAGTAGGGCGAACCGTTCTTTTCGGCGAACTCGATCCAATATTTAAAAGCAGCTTTCTTGAAGTTAATCGACCAATAAATTTTACTTAGAAGAGCCTCTCCATAAGGATTCTCATACTTTGGGTTATTCCTAGCCACGATTAAACTCATATCTTCGACAGGATCACCAGGCCAGAAATTATCTTTTGATCTGAATCTAAGCTTATTCTCTTTGTCGTATTGAAACCACCAAGCAGGGCGACCAGTGAACTCTTTGCAAAATATCTTGTTCTCACCTTCGACACCTTCAGGGCTACCCCAAATAGGCTCCATTGCCTGCATGCCGAAAAAAGGAGCGTCTAAAATTTCTTCAGTGGCCCTATGAATATCAAGGTTTTCAAAATTTTTCTCAATGAATTTACGTACTCTAGACGGTGATTTACCGCCCTCGATATACCACTTTTTAGATAAAGTAACCGATTTCCTTGAAGCTATAACAGCGGTCAAATGTGGGTCCCAAAAGATATTTCTAAAATTCTGCCAAGTAGCCAAACTGTTTTGAGTGTTTAATACTGGATCGGGATTGGGCAATACGTCAGCCGTGGCAAAAGCATCTATTGAGTTACCCCTACTGTATTTCGAGTCGCTTACTTTAAAATCTTTATCTCGGATTCTTGGATTTGTCATAATAACCTATTAGTAATTTCTAGTGACTTTAGACTTCCCACCGCCAACCATTCTAGTTACCGGGACACTGGGGTTATCTCTGATATAATTTATGTACTGTGAGAAAGCATCCATAATATCTTTAATCTGGCAATTTGGAAAAAGTATCAATTGATTTATTAATTTATGAGTCCATTTTGCATTGCTCCGAATATAAACATTTCCGGCCTTGACAGTACTAGAACTTGCATGAGCCCTTTGAACCTTATCTCCATCCGGTAAAATTGGTATGAAGTTGATTTTATTATCTCGGGTCAATTCTTGTATAATCGGGGTGCCCGTGGCCTTATCTTCAATTAAAACTAAATTAGGGCTGTGAGCAGTTTCATAAGCTAATATTGAAGCCTTAAGCTCTGGATACTCCATCTTTTCAAAAATCGCATCCTCTAGATAATACCCATCCCTATACTCATAAAACGTCAATCCGCAATTATAAGCAGAAGTTTTGGTCTTTTTAAATGCAGTATCCCAACTCTGAATCTTTGAAATAGGCCTTTCTTTCGGCAATTCCTCATACCACTTAAACCACTCCCTTTTCAAAATATTACCGCCAGGGGCCTGTGGCGACTGCCTAACCTGGCCTGTAAAATCAGATTCTCCGAGATCGGTTTCCATTATCTTTAAAGCGTTTCGATTCAACCTATTCGGATCTAAAAGACCGTCTTTATACATGAATTTCAATAAATGAGGCTTAATATTGCCCAAAGTATCATCACCGGGCAAGCAAATGTGTTTTATCCTCTTGCCTGATTCTTCGGCCTTAAACAATAAAAACCCAGTGGGGTCCAGTTCGTGTAATCGCTGCATTATCAAAACCGTGGGCGTATTCTCTTTGTCAACTTTTCGAGTAGATAAGGTCCTAGATATATAATCATTCGCCTTTTCCCTCTCAACGTCCGAAGCGGTCTTTTTTGGGTCGATTAGATCATCTATCGTAATTATATGACCATGCTTACCCATGATATTGCCACCAACCGAAGTGGCCACCCGAGACCCGCCTCGAACATTTCTATAATAGGTCTTATTGTCTTGATCTGACTTAAAATTCACCCTATGCGGAAATAAAGTTCTAAATTTCTGCGATTTCATCACATCTCTAGATAAAATAGAGTGCTCAATAGCCAAATCATTTGTGTGTGAAGCTGAGATCATACGAACCCACGGCGCATTAATCCAAAGCCAAACATGGAAGAAAACAGAGCAAATTGTCGATTTTGTAGTACCAGGGGGTACATTTATTATCAAATCATATTCAGCCGGTTGACGATCTATCACCCATTGCCCAACTTTTTGCATCTCATTGCACAAATATTCAATATGCCAGTTATAGCGAAAAGGGTCTGGTATTATCACATCCCAAAACGTCCGAACAGTACCGTACAAAGAAGCGCGACAAATACGCCGCTCAATCTCTAAATTGATTTGCTCGGTTTCAGCTTGGAGTATCGCGATCTCTTGCGAGTCGGAGGAGTTTTGATTCAAATTTATCTACCTTCTGCTTTTGTAGCTCTGTAAGCTCATCTAGGGTCATTTTGCCATAATCTGTGCCTTTCTTGATACTTAACTCTAATCCAGGTTTGAAGTTATGGACTATTTGATAATACAGTTTAGCCGCATCCGTTGAACCGTGACCACCCTCTCTGGCCCTCTTTATTTGGCCTAACATTACGTCATCGCTAAAAATTTTGAATTTCTCTACTTGATCCTTGAGATCTTTCTCTTTGTAGCTTTTTAGATGAGTGCGAACGGTATTAAGCGCAAGGCCCGTTTCCTCGGCTACCCATGAATAAGTGGGCATCCTGTTATTTTGCTCAATAAAGCCCCAATAAGCCTGAGTTATAGCTACATGATTATCATCAAAAATCGCTAGGCGAGTTTTCTTTTCCTCTTCGGAAATGATCTCTTTATTTGGATCTAGCTCTTGCATAGATTTGCTCAATTTCCCTTTACTGTTAAATTACGATATTTTGGCGGAGTTCAAAGCGGTTTTTTAATCAAGAATCTCGAAATCCGAAAGGTTCAAATTACCAAGGCACGTTTCAGATTTATAGCATTTAGCCGTAAAACACCCTTTTTCAAATGATATTTTATATTCACGCCCCAGATTATCTTTTATGCCGGTAGCTTTTATTGTATGGCCGTCTAAAATTTCACGATTGTTTTTGTCTTTTAAGCCTGAATTGATAATCATAATTCCCCTTGTTATCATCTAAAAGTGTCGATTCTATCGCGTTTTTACGGGCTAAGACTTTTTTTAAAACAATCCGTCTATTCCCTTAGCGTACTTCCATTCGTAACCTCCACAGGATTCGTTAATACCGTTTAGAGCCTGACTTAAAAGATTTGCGGTTACACCGGTTTTTCTTACAGCATCAATTTGCGAGTGAAACACGTCTATAATCTCACATTGGTATATTTGCAAAATAGTTCCTGTTCTGGGTGGCATTTTTTTAGTCATTATAGTACCTTATTATCAATCCAATTTATTGGAGGTTAATGTCGAAAGATATTGGGGGGCTCTTGGCCCCTTTTTCACAACCGCCTGGACTTGCTCCCTGTCTGATGGATAATTAATAAAATTAATATCCTCTGGCCTCGGTGCGAATTTCATAGATATTTCTTGCATCTCTCGCTTATTCATTTGCCCTCAATTAAGGATAAAAAGTCAAAATTTTCGGGTAACTTTTTAAACTGACCAATACTATTGAGCCTATCAGCTTGATTTTGATTATCACATTTCCTTATATCTACCCCGTTTTGTTCTGTAGAGTAAAAGAAATCCCCTATTTGTATCCTGTTCTGTTCTGTTTCGTAAAGAGCGCAAATCAAATTGTATGGATTAGGGCTATCTAATGCTTTGGCCATTTCTTTGTATCTAAGATATTCATTGTGGGTTAGTTCCATCTCAATTTTAGTTGTTCTTTCAGTCATATTCATCCTCGTTTAATTGTTGTTTTACAAAGAGTAGGCAGGAAATTGTCTAGATCGATGTACTAAACTAAGTAGCACTTTCCACCGACAACTAGTATAGTCATCCCACACTTTGGTAATCAGGGTTCGAGCCCTTCCACACCTACCTTCTGGTGCCACTACTCCTTGTAAAGTTAAAGTCATTTCGCCTCTACTGCTGTTACCTCTTCAGTTTTGAAATCAGCTTTAATAAACTCCATTGCATCATCAGGCAGAATAACGGGTATTTTTACACGCCTCCATCCTTTTGGAATTTCTTGACCAGGATTTGAATAAGCACAGGCGTATTGACAATCAAACCCTTCATAAATATCTAAGTATAAGTTAAATCGCTTTTCCATTATTCCCCCCTCAACTTCTCAAGCCCTGGTATTAGTTCTTTAGGGGCTTTGTGGATGTTTGTGTCGGTGTTGGCGTTAACACCTTCGCTTGAAATATCACAGTGGTGGAATGTAAACCCTTGGTTTTCTTTCCTATAGTACCAATCCCCAACCTTGATCTCGTTGTCTTGTTTCTGTATGAGGTCGTTTAAGAACTCATAAACAGGGCCAACATTATTAATTGTTGATTCCTTCTGTTTATACTCATAATAATCCTTTACGATTAGCTTCACCTCTTCAGGTATTTCTATTTTGTCTGCCATTTTGTTGTCTCCATTAGTTTCATTTGTATAGTTATTCTAGATTCTCGCATTTCCTTTGTAATTATTGATTCACCGTTTATGGTAATATCTTCTAGATCAAACGAAAAAAACTGGCCTGGGATGTGAAATATTTTGCTTAATCTATTGGCAAACGAAATTGGATCTTCCATAAACTGTCTATGCACGTAATCTTTTGATTTATCGACTATAGTTACAAGGTTCTTTTTTCCGGTCTTATTAAAGGGTATGTAGCCTATTCTGTAGTGGTATAATTTTATCTCTCTCATCTTTGTTTACCTATCCTTGGGTTAAAAGTCTAGATACTGCTAAACTCATGATTATCAGGCCGGAGTTATAACCCACCATCCCCTCTTGCTTTTCATCTTCGCTAAATTTAATTAACCCTTCTAATCCTTCTTCCAGTTCCTTGATGCGGTCCCTTTGCTTCAGACTTTTCCTCTTTAGCTTTTCGTGTGCTTGTCTTAGTGCGTCTATATCCATTCTCTTCATCTCTCCTTAGTCTTTGGGGGTTAAAAATCCATTAAGAATTTCAATTAACTCAACCGCTTTCTCTTTGGTGATTGCAATATCAATATTAGTGCCTGAACAGAAATAGCATCCGCCAACCTCTCCCTCAATCGAAAGCTCGTTTTCTGTGTGATCCCAATGATAAAAGGCTATTGAAATCTCCTCATTTAGAGTTATTCTTCTCTTACTATAGTCATCCATCTCTACAGCTCCTCTTTGTTAGTGGGTGTCATTTATTCCTCTTTGGTTAATTCCTAAACATATCACCAAATGCTTGAGCTTTCGTTTCACCATCTTCGTAACACTCTCTAGTCTCTTCGCAATCGTCAAAGTTTGGTGGCCATCCTAAATCTTTAGCGTACTGATTTAAGCTTTCTAGCCATTGTTCAAAAGTTTCTTCCATTCCTTCTCCGTTGTTTGGTTTAAATACGGTGCTTTTCATTTTAAAACCACTGCAATTATAAAAGCTAACATGGCCACGACTAATAATATTAGTTTGTATTCTTCCATCTACCCCCCTCCCTTGTCTGTGGTGTCTGGTTCTGTTGGTTTGGATAGGAGTTTTTTATAGATTAGTTCTAACTCATCATATTCAATATTTCCGTTTCCATTCTCTATCTCATCGCCAAACCATTGAACAGCCAATTTACCCCACTAGTTTGGTAGGGATATAATGTTGCATCAATTTTATTTGTATCAAATTCGCTAAGTGTAGTAGGGGAGTTATTCCCTTGAACATCTGTATATTCTATTGCAATTAAATCGCTACCAGATTTCATTAATGACAAACATTGTTTCATCGTTATATTTGTAAGCTGCTTAACTTCACATTCAACTAGAACTTTTTTAATATCTGTTAAACTATCGTTGTCCAGTGGATGCCATTCGTTTTCATAAATTAAATGGTCATAATTAGAATCCTCCACCTTTATTTCTGATTGTCTCAGTTTGGCGATTATTCCTACTTGTGGCTTGGTAGTACGGCTTCTTGAGAATCTTATTACTAGCCTAATTGGTAGTGGAAACCTATGAAGTTTTAGTTTAGGTAAATGTCGGGAAGGTTTCTCACAAAGCTGATGGCCGTCTGTTTTTATAGGTTTATTTTTAAATTGAATTCCAACTATTTCACTCGAAGTCGGCTGGTAAAGCAGTCCATTACTTTTTAGCACTAATGTGTTATCAACTATATGCCAGGTTGCTACATCCATTTAATTAGTTAACTATGCTAGTTTTTTTAAAAGTTTGATGATCTCATTTGCTGTGGCCTTGACAGCAGGCACTACAACGCTATTGCCTATTTGTCTGTACGATTGGGTCATAGAAACTGGAAAATGAAAACTTTTAGGATCATAGCCCTGTAGCTGCATTGCCTCTTCAATAGTCAACCTTCTTGGTCTATTACCTGGCTGTTCAATCAGCACTTCTGCGCCATCTTTATGATATCTAGCAGAAATGGTCCTTGTAATTACATCATTTTGGATCGGTATAGAATGTAACCCATAGCCAAATCCATTTCCTTTTAAAGCATGATGTTTTTTATGTCTAACAAGTGTATCCCAAGTTCCAGGACCAACAGTATACCCTTCAACATCTTTTTTAATTATTTCATTTAAAGGTTTATAGACATAGCGAGCATTTGGTCTATCAGGAATTTTAATCATATCTTTAGTGAGGTCAAATCTATTATTGTCATACCCAACAATAAAAATCCTTTCACGGTGTTGTGGAACCCATTTTGACCCGTCCACAACTTTCCAATTTACTGTGTAGTTCAAATCGTCCTCAAGGGATTCCATTATCGTTTTAAAAGTTTTGCCACTATCGTGTGAAATTAAATTCTTTACATTCTCTAGCATAAATGCCTTAGGTCTCTTAAGCCGAAGGATTTCTTTAATTTCAAAAAATAAGGTGCCTTGGGTTTTATCTTTAAAACCGTGTTCTCGCCCCATTGAGTTTTTTTTGGAGACACCTGCTAGAGAAAAAGGTTGACATGGAAATCCCCCACAAAGAATATCATGTTTAGGAATGTCGCTTTTGTTTATTTCACAAATATCGCCATGAGGTTTTTCACCAAAATTATATTCATATGTTTGTTGAGCGTATTTATCCCATTCACTTGAAAAAACACATTTGCCACCATATTTTTCAAAGGCCAATCGAAACCCACCAATACCGGCAAATAAATCAATAAAAGTAATAGGTTTTTTTGTTTTACTTTTCAAGTTCGTTAGCCTCTTCAATAATGTTTAAAAAATACTAGCTCTTATTTAAAATGAAACTCAATAATAAATTTCAATTTACAGGTTTTGTTCTTTAAAATAAACCTAGGTGGTTTACCTGACAGTTTGGAACATTTTTAAAAAGATAGAAATTTTGCCATCGCTACAAGCCATAAACTAACTCCCTTTTGTTCCATATTAAATTGATAAGTAGCTTAGGTTTTATTGTCTCCACAATTATTCGGGTTTTGAATCAGTTGGAAATCCTTTAAGATTGATTTTTGCTTGCCTGCTCATTTCTTATAGCTACTGTTGGCAAAAACCCCATGATCCTTTCTTTAACAATAGCAGACTCTCTACCAACCCTACTTCTGTGAAAACCATCCACAACCTCTGATTTATCATTATTAGGCCATGTAACAATAGGTTGAGTATATCCATCATTCATTATACTCACTTCTAATAATTCCATCTCAGGAGGTGCGACCTTATTAGGGTTATACTCATTAGCTATTACATCATCTGTAACAACCCACCTTACAAAATCTACCGGTTCATTTTTGAATGGCCCATTTTCATGAATATATTCTCTTACATCGTTTATAAACTCCATTTTTGTAGTTAGACTTTCATAAGAGTCCATAAACCCTTGTATATCTGAAAGTAGTGTGTTAATATCTTGTCTTTTGTAATCCATATTCTCTCCTTAATTGTTTTCAAATACTCTGTTAGATTGTGTGTTAAATAAACCTCTCCCAGTGCCATTTTGTAGTTCCATACCCTACCCCCTCCTATACCGTCTAGGCTTTATATTCTTGCCCTGGTGCGTGTTATCGTCTTTGAACTTGTACATATCATTGTTATTCTCACTACCGAATAAAAAATCTTTCTGGTTCTGTCTGATTTCAGCCTCGCGCTCTGGCGTGGCCTCTTGCATTGTGAACGGATCTAGCATCCTACCCCCTTATGCCCTTTCTCTCTTTAAATGTTTTCGATTTTCATAGCAGTTCTTAATCTTAACTACAGTATACAATTATTCAGTGCCATTGACTAGCGTTTTGTCGTAGGAGCGCAAAAAAACTTGTTTTAATTTAATCTTCATAATGAGCAAGACCAAAACAGTCACAATGGAAATATTCAGAGCCGGTAAGCAAACGGATGGCGCTGGGAATACTCAAACGTGGACTGAAGCGGATCTAGATCAAATAATCGAAGCCACGAACGAAATGAAAGATTCGGTTCCGGCTGTAATCGGTCACCCTAAAGAAAACTCACCCGCTTACGCGTGGTTTGAACCAAACGAATTATTTCGCAAGGGTAAGAAGCTTTTCGCTAGGATGTCAGATATTACAGAGGAATTTGGCGAAGCTCTAAAAAGAAAGAATTTTAAACATCGATCAATTGCTCTTAGAGGAAACAAATCCTTAAAGCATGTTGGGTTTTTTGGTGGTGCTCCGGTTGCCGTTAAAGGTATGCCAGATTTCGCGTATTCAGAAAGCGAAGATATTCAGACTATCGAATTTGCTGAAATTGACGTTGAATTTGCTGAAATGGACGCGGCTTTCGGCCTTAGAACGGTTGGAAGAATGTTTCAAAGCATGCGTGATTTCATGATAGGTGAAAAAGGGCTCGAAACGGCTGACAGTATTATATCTCAGTTCTCAATAGATGACCTTAAGCAAACCAGAATTACCGAACCAAAAGTAATGGAAACTTTCAAAGAAACCCCAAATGAGGATCAAAAAATGGATTACGAAGCAGCATTTAAATTACAAGAAATTGAAGTCACTTCACTAAAAGCTGACTTAGAAGCCAAAACAATTGAATCAGGCGAGTTTTCTGAAAAACTTGTGGCCTCAGAAGCTAAGAGCAAAGAGCTTCAAACAAGCATTGATACCATTGAATCTGAGAAAAAAGACGCAGAGCACAACGCTTTTGCTGAAAAATTGGTTTCTGATGGAAAAATCGACCCTGCTGAAAAGCAATCTATTCTTATGACCGTTAAGGCTTTAGATGGCCAAGCCGCTCAAGAATTTAAAGAAGGTGACGAAACAGTATCTCGAACACCTCTAGAAAATTACAAATTGAGCCTTGAGAACAAGAAAGCAAGCGTAACACCAGGCACAGTATTTGGCGAAGTTAGCGAAGCAGCCGCTTCAATAGAAGCTCAAATCAAAGAAAAAGCCTCGGCTATCCAAGAAAAAGACGGTGGCACTTACGGCGAATCAATCAAAAAATTACAAGAAAAAGAACCTGGACTTTTCAAAGCTTCAGTTTAATCAAGAGATTAGAACAAATTATTAACAAATAACGAATTTACAATTTAAAAAGAGGCTCTTATCATGGGACAAGGCAGAAAAGTATCAGAAGAAAAATCACTCACTTACATTGCGGGCGCTGCTATTGTCGCGGATACCTTTGTTAAATTGGATTCCAATGGCGAAGTCGTTACCTGTGGTGATGGCGAAGAGATCAAGGGCGTAGCTTCAAAAACCGTCGCACAAGGCGAATCTGTTGAAGTTCATTTGCAAAATTCTGGTAATGTAGTTCGAGTTCTTTCTGGTGCCGCAGTCGCAAACGGGGCTGTAGTTGCTTCTGACGCAGCCGGTAAAGCTATTACATCAGCTTCAGGCAAGCGTGAAGTGGGTCAAGCTGACGAAGGTGGAAGCGCACTAGACAAGTATTCTATTATTCACCTAACTAGAGGCGGCACAACAGCTTAATCAAGTCTTTTAAATTATTTAATTAAACGGTTTTCACAACAACAAAATAAGAGGTTATCAAAATGAGTGGTCAAAATGTAGAAGTTCTAGTCGGACACGCACAAGATATTTCTGTCAAATTTCACGACAGCGAATTGATCAATAAAGAAGTTTTCCCCATGATTGAACTCATGAGCCCAAAACAAAAAATTACACGTTATAACAAGGGTGAACAGTTCCAAAGCGGAGCCTCAGAACGTGCGCCAGGTACTAGAATCAAAACTACTCAGGTTGAACGTGATACCGTCGATGCCAATACCAAACAATATGCGGCTTCTGATATGATCACACGTGAAGATCTTCGAGATGCGGGTATTCCTAACGGACAATCACCCCCTATCGAATTAGCCACTGATTCAATCGAAAAGAATTCAAAAGATTTAGACTTAGGTCGTGAGATCAGAGTTGCTGAAGCGATTTTTGCTGATACTTGGTCCGACGGTGTAGCCGGTGGAAAAGATCAGGCCGGTTCATGGCTCGCCCCTTCTACATCTACTTTCTTAGCTGATTTTGATGTAGCCCTTTCTAAACTTAAAAGAGAAGGTGTAAACCCTAAATCTCTTAGATTAATGCTTGATTTCGGCACTATGCAAGCAATCAAACGAATTGACGATATGAGAGAACAGCTTAAATATGTAGGCCGTGATTCACTTACAGCCGATTCATTAGCAAACATTCTCCAAATTGGTAGTGTTGTAGTTGGTGGAGCTGTTATGAATACAGCCGATGCCGGTTCAACCGATGCTTATGCAGGTCAATACATTTGGGAAAAGAACGATACTAAGGGTTCTGCTTTCTTATACGCCTTTCAAGGTCCTGGCCGTAAAAAACTTAACGCCGGTGTTCAGACTAGATCAAAACTTGATAACAAACAAGTTCGTATCACTGAGAGCTATTGGCATAACGAAAAGAAAGGCCATGTATATGATTCAATGGAAGAAACTGGCACAGTAGTTACTGCCAATTCTGCCGGTTATCTTTGGATCGACACAATATTAACATAGTATAACTGAGGTAAATGCTTTGTGGCTTACAGTACTAAATCGGATATTCAGGAGATTCTTTCAGACGATGATTTAATTCAACTGACTGATGATTCTGATCCTGTTGATACCGTAGACGACGCAAAGATTACCTCCGCTATAGAACGCGCAGATAACGAAATTAATACATACTTACGAGGCAAACATGATTTGCCCGTAACTTCTACCGTTGCTCTAGCGGTTAAGGATTGGTCGGTTTCACTGGCCATTTACCAATTATATCGAAGAAGAATAAACCTTGAGATCCCTGATGTTCTTAGAGATGATATTGAGGATGTTCGCAAAAAGCTTGGTATGGTCCAGGCCGGTACTCTTTTAATTGATGATCCAACTAGCACAGCTAACACAGCCGGTATTTATAAAGGATCTGGTCAAGGCAGCACAGCCGGTAAATCTCAGATATTCGTAAGCCAACCGGATGGTAAAGGCTTCTTAGACGGTTATTATAACGGGCCCTGCTAATGGATTTAAACGACTACGAAGAAAAGATCATAGCAAAGCTTCAGGCCGATCTATTGCCCAATAAGAGCATTGAAATTAGATCGTATCCAGAAAGTTTTGATAACTATATCGGACAAATGAAGCACAAAGGCGGGGCTATTTTAGTTGCGTTTCAATCTAGTTTCTGGGAACCACCCGAAGGTAATAACCAAACGGTACTTACTCAGCAAGCCGCTTATACATGGCAATTCAACATTATTAAGAAAAATTTAAGGAAACAATCGAATCAAGAGGGGATTTACGATGTATCCCAGGAAATTCTCAGAGTCCTATCAGGCTTTACACCAGATGGCTTTGAAGATTCCAGTTACATGTTTCCAATTGACCGCAGTTTTTTAGGGCGCGAGGCCCAGTATTATATTTACCAGATCACAATGGGTAACACTATTGAAGAGTCTCAAGAATGACTATTAAAAATGATATTACAAGCGAAATTGATTCACAGATTGATGCCATGTCTATTGGGACGGGGTTTAATTTTGATTATGATGATATCAATCAGTTTAAACCTAATTCAAAAACATATCCAAATGTTAAAACAGACTATACCGACGAGGACTTTCTCGATGCTGATGAGCAAATGGTTGATTCATATTCGGCCACGCTCACAGCCAAATTTATTATTACCGTGGACAATGTTACAGAGCCAGATTCTAGGCTCGCTTTGTCAAAAGTATTGCAAGACTTTCAAAGAGTACTTGAGGCGGGCCACGCCGATTTACAGGACAAAGGTTGGACCAAAGCCGATTTACTCAATGACCAAAGATTTTTTACAAACATTGTTGCCCGTCCAGGTCGTATTGAAATGGAATGGGAAATCGATTACAGAGTCAAAAGAAGTGAACCAAGTGAAACCATTTAATCATAGGGGTGCATAATGTCAAATTGCCCATTGTTATCAAGAAAAATAATCGTTTTAGGCCGAATAGAAGATGTACCAGGTACAGCGGTTTCATTAATACCTAATGATGGTCGAGCGCGCGTTTATGCCGGTGCAACACCCGAATATAACGCACCTAGAGAAAAAAGAGATATTGCTCTTGCTTCTTTATCTAATATCGGATCACTAGAATCAACAAAAGCAATTAACACTACTTTCAGAGTTGAGGCTAATACGCCAGATGATTTCTATGGGGTTGAGGCGAGTCTTGAGGGTATGGGTATTGATCAAATTAGATGGGACGCGGATTTCATTCATAATATATCTCATGATGGTAGCGAAGATTTTTCCAATGTTTTGCCAGGTATGTATTACACCGTAATAAATGCCGTAAATCCAATAAATAACGGTACTTTTTTGATAACAAATGTGGATGACGGTTCTGACGTAATCGAAATCATTAACCCAAACAAAGATTCAGACACTGGTGATGATTTGTCCGATTCTACCGCTGTGGGTTACATTCAAAGAGATCTTGAATTCGCATGGTCTTTGATTGCCTCTGGTTGTGGTTATAGGGCTTTATCATGTATTACGATTGGAGCCATAACAGGAAACAAATTTGTAAGAGGTGATATCATAACCGGTACGACAAGTGGAGCCACTGGGCGAGTATTGAAACCTGTTCTAAATGGTGAGTTAAAAATTCATTTTGATATAATTTCCGGTACTTTTGTTTCTGGTGAGGTTTTAACGGGTAGTATAAGCGGGGCGACTACAACTTCAGCTCTTGCCCCTACCGTAAAAGGTTTTGCGGTTAAACCATTCTCAGGCTGCCATGAAGTTGCGACTGTTGATTTTGAAAACGATGGCTTCCACTGGGGCTCTCGCTCCGCAATGGCTAATATGAGTTTTGAGGCTGCCGCAAACAAAGCGATGTTTCTTGATTTCGCATTTGAGGGCCCTAAAGAAGATATCGGCGATAAAACAATGACCGTGACCATAAAAGAAACTGAGGCACCTCCAATTGTAAAAAACTCTCAGCTTAAACTAGATGCTTTTGAGCCTGTTTTCTCTGGTATTAATTTCGATATGGGAAACAATATCGTTCAACGTGAAAACGGAAACGCCACTGGTGATTCTGGTATCGAAGGGGCCAAACTTACCTCAAGAGAGCCTAAAATCACTCTTAGCTGTGAGCATGAACTGGCCGCTACCTTTGATTTCTTTGATAAATTAGATCAAGGAACTAAGGTTGCACTACAAATGAGCGTCGGTACAGTTTTGGACAAATTAGTCTGGTTCTTTGCTGATTCTCTTGAGTTCGCAGCATTGCCCGTAGGTGAAAAAGACGGTATTACTAGCCTTGAGGTCGAAGCTATGTGTACCGGTACCGATGACGATGAATGGGAAATGCTTTTTATATAGTTTTCACTCCGAAAGCGTATCCCTTCGCTAGAGGTTGGGAGGGGGGTTCTTTGATTAGGCCCCTTTCTTATAGCTACTAGCGCCAAATAGTTCTATATTTCCCTTTTTAACAAGGGATACACTATGCAACCATTACAATCATTTTCAGATTTTGAGTATATCTGTCTTTGTGACAGGAAACTACCAGAAAAAGAACAAACAGTCTGGACTCTAACGAGCCTAACAATAGAGCAAGAGGCTTTTTTAGATGATAATGTACAGATTAACGGCCAAATGCAATATGGAACTATTTCTCTTCATGTTCTAAACATGGGTCTTAAAAAGGTAAAAAACTTTGGAAAAGTGATATTTTCTAGAGATAAAGACGGTTTTGAATATCCCGGTAAAATGACCCCTTGGAAGTCTGATATACTTAGGAAAATACCAATAGCACAAAGGCGAGAGTTAAGCGCTAAAATAAGGGCTTTGGCTGATATCGAAGAGGACGAGTTAAAAAACTCCTGATCCTCACTTCTATTTTTCAGGGTGCGATTGATTCGCACGAAGCCGGGGAATATCCTGTATTATGTTGGGCGTGTGTTGGTGAAGGGTGTCAAAATTGTGAGGGAATTGGCGCAATTAACTTGACAGAAAGCCCAATTAATTTACTCACAGCTCACGCACAATTTTATTTTAAATGCTATACTGTTTTAAAAAACTATAACAAATGGCCGACAGAAAAATCTTTTTTAGAGCAAAATTCAAAGTTTTGGAAGATTGTTCAATATTGTGATAGAGTGATATCTAAAATAAAAGAAAGCAAAGAAGAGTCTGAAAAAATAAAAGCAGAATTGAAGGCTAAACAGGGGCGTTAATGGGCAGCAAAAAAGTTGAAATTGGGATTGAGGTCAATAACAAAGGGGCCACTAAAAAAGTAAAACAATTCTCAAGTGATGTTGTTAAGTCTAACAAAAAGATACAAAGCGAATTTAAAAAAACTCAGAAAGCCTCTACTGGATTGGGTCTAAATTTAAAGACACTGGCCGGGGCTGCCGGTGGTCTTTTCATTTTCTCTAAAATTAACGGCATACTAAAGGAGTCGGTAAGCCTCGCCGGTGAGCAAGCTTCGGCGGTTGCTAAAGTAGCACAAACGATCAAAGCTACTGGGGGCGCTGCCGGTGTAACAACTGCGGAGCTTGAAAAAATGGCCCAAGGTTTCCAGAACGTAACCACTTTTGGCGATGAGGTTATCTTGAGGGGTCAGTCAATGTTATTGACCTTTAAGGGCATAGGTAAAGACGTATTTCCACAAGCCACAGAGGCTATGCTTAACCTTTCTACAGCTATGGGCACTGATGTAAAAGAGTCCGCGATACAACTGGGTAAAGCTTTAAACGACCCGACAACAGGATTGACGGCTTTGCGTAGGGTGGGCATTACTTTCTCAAAAGAGCAAGAGAATGTTATAAAAAACTTTCAGAAAACCGGCGATATTGCAAGCGCACAAAAATTGATTTTAAAAGAATTAGAATCTCAGTTTGGAGGATTAGCCAAAGCCGTTGCTCTTAGTGGTGAAGGCCCTTTGATTCAATTCGGTAATGTATTGGGCGATGTTCAAGAGTTGCTTGGTGATGCAATAATACCTTTGCTTTTAGAGGCTACCGGAGGGTTTAAAAATTTCCTTATTGCGGGCCAGGAAAGCGGTAAGATAAAAGCTATTTTTGATGCAATAGCTAATTCAGTTAAATTTTTATTTGCAATAGTCAAAGACACTTTCAATGGTTTAAACGCTTTATTTAAAATTATTTCCGGTGGATTAAACTCCTTTGTAGGATTGTTTTTCGTAGCTATATCTAAGATAACCGGCGGTGTTGAGAAATTAATAGGAATATTGCCCGATAGATTTATTCCTGATGGTTGGAAAGATGGAATTGCTGACACGACCTCGGCTATAGAAAAACTAGGTCGCCAAGGTCTAATTGCCGGTAACGAACTTTTTAACGAGGGTGTTGGGTCCGTTGCTGAAGGCTCTAGGCTTATAAAACATTTTAAAGATATCGCTAATGGTGCGACAGAGGCCAAAAAAGCGGTTTCTGAAGTTTCTACTGGTTCGGTAGGTGGTGACGTTACAGGCGGTTCGTCGGTAGACCCGGCGGCAGCAAAGAGACTCAAAAAAGAACAAGCGGCGGCACAAAAAAAGGCTGATATGAAAGCCGCAGCCGATGCTAAATTTATTGAAACTGAAATGAAACTATTTGAAGACGCGCTCTTGATTAAAGAAGAGTTTCGCCGACAATCGTTATCCTCAGATGAGCAAGATTTGTTGATTTTTCAAGATCAATTAAAACAAAAAAATCTTGTTTTGAGGGAAGCCGGTTTTAAAGAGGTTGATATTGTCGGGCAGGTGATAAAAAGACGGGCTGAAATGGAAAAAGCCGCTGCCGACGCTAGATTACAAACTAATATTACTGCGACCCAAGGTATTTTGGCCAATACTGGGGCCGCTTTAGCGGGATTTAAGAAATTCGCGGCAGCACAAAAAGCTATCGCAATTACTGAGGCTGTAATAAGCGGCACATTAGGAGTTCAAAAAGCTCTTGGTTCGGCCCCCCCTCCTTTGAATTTTTTACTGGCCGCTTCTGTTGGGGCCGCTGCCGCTGCTAATGTGGCTAAAATAAGCTCTCAAAAATTCGCCCAGGGCGGTGTAGTTGAGGGCCCAAGATCTGGTGATTCAGTACCAATTTTAGCGAATGGTGGCGAAAGGGTTCTCACGGCTAGGCAAAACAGAGAGTTTGAGCGCGTTCTGGCAGGCGGTGGAGGTGGAAACACGATTACCTTTCAGGCCCCAGTGATTAACGTACAAAACGGCGATCCTGTTAAAATTGCCTCAATGGTTCAAGAAACCATGCAAGAGCAAATACAAAGTTTTTCCGAATTACAGCGTGATTCTGAGGTTCATGAGCTAATATGATCTGGGATGGTCGATCAGTTCTAGTGCTTTGGAAATATAAGCCGCAGACTAAATTATCTCTTAAATGGGCTCAACGGGCCGATTCAAACTGGCGAGGCTGTGATAGGTCCGCTGATGAGGATATTTACAGCGCAGACGTGACTTTTCGAGGGCCGATTGATGAATTAACCGATTTAGAGCTAGTTTTGGCTCAAAGGCGAGCGAATTTTATCATAAATTGTAACTCTGGTGAAGAAATATTCGGGGCCGATGTGGACCACACTGGCGACGTTAAGGTGATTGTCACTGGTTACGGTAAAATAAGGCACGTTTCATTTAAAGTTTACGAGATGAGCTTAAGCTTGAGAATGGTTGACCCCAGTTTTATTAACGTGGTCACCTCGCTTGATACCTTAAGAACTTTGGGTCATGTAGATACAAGAGAAACGGTTTTTGAAATGAATAAATTATTCACTTATGATCAGGATATCTATATTCAGGATCATCTCGCTCAAGACGGTACTGAAGCCGGTACCTACCAGGCTAGGTTCAATCAAGACCGTGACGAAATGGCCGCAATTCGCCGTTACCTATCAACTACAGCAAGAGCGAATAAAATACCTTTCCCAAGCTTCGGAAATATTTTATATCCATTTGGTACGAGAGCCGGTTTAGGCCCCTTCAATTGTCGAGTTATTCGATGGGATGATTTGGGTCGACAGGGCTTTTGTGATTGGAATTTAAGTATCACGTTTGCAAGAGATCTTGCTTACTGGAATGAATAATAAAATTGAGGTTTAAAAATGTCGAATCGTACCAAATCATCACCAAAGCCACAAACTTTTGCTCTAGATGATACTTTAGAAAGAACAATCGTAGACCCTACCACGAACAAAGAGGATTACCCAAGGGCGTTTATACCTGACGTTGATGGTGTTTTGGGTGTGGTTGCTTTAGATGACACGCCGCAAACAATACCTGTAAAAGGTGGGGCAATTTACGCCATCACAGTGAAAAAGTACACCATTATAGGCACATCAGGCGTAACTAGTGTAACGGGACTAGCTTAGTGATATACACTGTTTTAATTTCTAGGAACCTATCTTCTGTTGAAGGCGTACCCAATGGTAAACTTGTGGGAAGAGTTGTTCAGATATGCAGTGGTGACTGCTGTGGTGATTGGGATCTTGCTGATAAAATGAAAGAAATTTTTTATTGGAAAGATGTAGACATTACAACCGAACAACATGAAGAAATAGAAAAATATTTAAACTCTCCAATCAAAGATGAGCAAGACGTTGTACTTACACCTAGAACAAATGTAGATCTAAATTGTTTTTCTTCAGGTGAATTAGAAGCCCTTTCAGAACGTGGACCCGTTGATCCTGGCCTTGGTGGTCAGTTAACTTTTTCCAATTTTATTTTCACTGAGGTTTAAATGTCCACTATCTATGATGTACCTAGTGTTTATGCAACCTTAGGGGCTGCTATAGCCGCTATCCCTCCCAATTTGTCCGGACAAGGGGTACATGAGGTTGTTATGGAAGCGGGTAGCTATAACGAAATAGTCAATATTGATGGGTTTGCGAACGAGTCGGCAGACGATCATATTATCGTGAGAGCCGCAAGTGGTGCCGAGTCCGCTGGTATTATGGATGGTGGAGTTATAGTGATTAACAATTTATTTAATGGAGATGGGTTTAAGATAACTTCTGATTATTGCCAGATAAGAGATATTCAACTTACATATACTGCTACCGTACAGAGAGGGTTTAGGATAGACGCTAATGCGAACAACACTCTTTTCTTAAGATGTAGATCTAAAGGATTATTTAACTCAAAAGGTGCTTTTGTGTTTACAGGACATGGTCGAGCTATAAATTGCATTGCAAACGCCCCTAATGGAAACGGATTCCAAGGATTCAATGCTAATAATACTTTTTATGCTTATAATTGTATTGCGTATGGTTGCGATGATAATGGGTTTACACATGATGCTTTTACGACTCTTATATGCAATAATTGCGTGGCTATTAATACTGTTTTCAATGATTTTAATGGTGTAGTTACAGGAAGTAATAACTGTTCGACAGATGCCACCGCTCCGGGTGCAGGCTCTCTTATAAACCAAACGCTAGCGAGCATGAATTTTGTAAATGACGGAGTGGATTTTCATATAGATTCAAGCTCTGTCCTGTGGAATGTTGGTTTAGATTTATCAGCTTTTTTCACTGAGGACGTGGATCAGAACCCTATGGGCGATATCTTCCCAATGGGAATTCATCAACCAGAACCCTTTCCCCCTCCTTCAGCGGGTGGCGTTGGCGGCGGATCTATTCATACAGGTATTTTCATAGGGATATGATAAATGTTGAAAGCTCTGATCATAAATGACCAAAAGGATTATCATACTGTATTAAAGCACAAATTTAAAAACAAAATAAGCTTTGACTCTGCCTATGATGGCGTACAAGGATTGAAGCTTTTAGAAAATGATTATGAACTAATATTTCTTGACCTCCAAATGCCGATACTAGACGGTTTTGGGGTTCTCGAAAGAATGACTGATGAGCAAAAGGAAAAAACTGTCGTGATGTCGTATTTATTAGACCCAGGGGCAGAGGTTGGGACAAAGCAGCGGGGCTGCAAGCACTTTTTGGATGGTGGAGCGGATAAAGTTGAGATCGAGCGAGTATTATTTGAAATGGGAGTGCTAGAGGTAAATGAATGAAAGAAATAACAATAAGCCCTTTGACCGTGGCGCTCATTTTATTTGCTTTGACCGTTTTTCAAAAAGCTTTTTCTTGGGGTTGGAATTATTTATTCAACAAGAACACACTAAATCATACAAACTTAATCAAAGCTTTAAATCTAAAAGTTGACAAAAAAGATATGGTCGATTTTAAAACCAGAATAGGAGATGAGGTTCAAGGCGTTAAAAACGATGTAAAAGAGATACAAGAAAATTTAACTGTTGGTGATAAAAGGTTCACTAGAATAAATAACTGTTTAATTTACTTGATCCAAAAAGACGGGACTGACCCTTACAAAATACCGGGATTAATGGAATGACTAATCAAAAGAAAATCGGACACAGAGAAGCGTTTACCTATATCTGGTCGCTTTTTACTCTTTTACTGAAAAATTGGAGCGTTGTCGTGTCTGTTGGGGGTACTTTCTTATTTTTCGGTTCTACTATTACAACTTTAGTTATCATACCTATAGGCCAAAAAACTATTTTACCAATAATTAGAGGCCCGGTCAAAGAGATTGTGATTAACCAAGGTAAGCCGATTGTGAAAAAAATTGATTCAGTTCATTTCGAGAAACTAGACTTTTTACAAAGCCAGATAGATTCTTTAAAAATTGAGGTCCGTAAATGAGTACTAGAATTGGTGGCGATCCTTTAATACTTCCCCCAGGAAACTTTAACTATTTAAAACTGACGAGGATAAATAGCGGGCAAATATCTATAGGGGTCGGAGAATGTAGAGATAGCACTGATTCTGTCAATGTTATAAATCCCAGCCCTCTAACGGTAGATATTTCCACTTCAGGAGCAGGGGGCTTAGATACAGGATCAGAAGCAGCAAACACGCTTTACACATGTTATATTATTTCTGGTTCTTCTGGGGTCGCAGGCATACTATCAACAAACCAAACAACCCCTACATTGCCGGCAGGCTACCAGTATTTTAGAAGAGTGGGAGCTGTAAGAAATAACAGTAGTAGTAATATATTAAACTTTACGCAAGAAGGTAACGCTAACAATAGGCGCATGGTTTATTTGACTAACGAAACTACATTACGAGTGCTAACAAATGGGTCAGCAACGTCTTATACTGCTGTAAGCCTGTCAGCGTTTATGCCTGTTACTTCCACAGCTCCGATATTAGCTTTTAATTATGAAGCAGACGATAAAAATGATTTTGCAACATTACGGCCAACAGGATCTTCTCTTACGGATCTTGGATTTAAAATACACCTGCAAGGAGATAAAAATAGAGAAGGGTATGGGGTCATAGAGCCGATAACAAATGCAGCTCAAAGTTTAGATTATCAAGTTGAGGATAATGATGATGAATTAGATTTATCAGTAATAGGGTATCATGACAATCTCTAACTTAGAAGAGCTTGATTGTGTTACATGCGGTATTTGCTGCACTGACAAGACTGATATTAATTTAAGAGTCTACGCAACTAATGATGAGTGGGGCAAGATACCTGATGTATATAAATCTAAATTTGAATGGCAAAAAAACCACATGGGATTTAAACCTTGTAATGGTGGATTTTGTTGTAAGGCTCTTAGCGGAGTTATAGGCGAAAGTGTTAAGTGTGAAATTTATTCGACTAGACCAGACAAATGTAAGCAATTTGAAAAAGGTTCTGCTCGATGTTTAGAAATGAGAGAAAATAACATGGTGGGGTTTTTATGATGAATGGAGTAATTGAAACTGCGACTGGGGTTCTTTTAAGAAAAGGGTTTTGTGATTTTACTAATGATGGATCGTTCGATTCAGCTAATGAAACCGAAAGAGTTGATGTTACTTACACGGCAGCTTGCAAAAAAAATGACGATACTGCCGACCATGAAAAATGGAACGGAGTGTCTTGGGAAACTGTTGTAGAAACGGCACCTGAAAAACTTGTCGGATACAAGAAGAAGAGAAAGAAAAAAATTGATGTTAAAACAAGTAAGTTAATTTCCAATGGTTTTACGCATAATGGAAAAAAATTCTCTCTTTCTCCAGAGGCCCAAATAAATGGTACTGGGGCTAAATCCGCTAGTTCTGAGGTGGGTGCTATTAATTATCCGCTTACAATAACTCAAGATGACGATTATGGGTACGATGTAAATAGTACGTCAGAACTAAACGCTTACCATTTAGACGGGCTAGGCACTAAAAAATCCCATTTAGATACTGGCAGAGATATAAAGATTCAAGTTAATGATGCTGTCGATGAAGCTGCAGTGGACGCAATAACTGACGACAGGTAAAAAGGTTTAATTATGAGTGTTATCAAGAGAAGCGGATCAAATGTCGCCGTAAGCCTGGAGCTACAAAACAATCAAAAGGTTGGTATTACTTCGGGTTTATCAACGGCTCAAGTGTCTATCAGGAAAGTATCGAACAATAGATATTTAGATAATGGCCCCGGGACTTTCACTTCTGTTGGTGAGCTTTTTGTGAATTTAGTGCATATCGCCGACGGTCTTTGGCGTTTCACATCTAACGGTGGGGCCGACCTTACAGAGGAAACTTACGAGATCCATAAGGTGATTGTAGGCAATCAGGCGGTAAATACAAACTCTAGAGAGGACGGAACAATACCAGCCTTTATTGATTCGTCCACCATTATATCTACAATATTAGCGGATTTAGAGTCAGCTCACGGATCCGGGTCTTGGCAAAGTGCCACTGGTTTTGGTGACGCCACTGAATCTAAACAAGATACTATCATCGCAAATCAAGCGACCTCTAGTACTAAATTGGATGATATTAAAGGTAAAACGGATAATTTACCCGAAACACTTCAGAAAAATACAGCTTTCCCTAATCTTACTTTTGGCCTTGTTTTAGAGTCTGACGATGTGTCACCGGCTTTATTGAAAACACCTCTTTGCGAAAGGTCGATTGACGGCGGGGCTTATGTGTCTATGACTAATACGCCGGCGACCGAGATAAGCGATGGTGATTACAAAATCGATTTATCCGCTGCCGACACGAATGGAAAGTCTATTGCTTATAAATTCAGCGCCCCAGGTGCTAGGACTAAGAAAATACGATTCATAATGGCGGATTAAATGGCTGAAATAGAACCGTCAGGTTTAAAAGCCAACCCAAACGAGTATTATGACCGCCAGATAGTCGAGTCGATGATCTCTGGCGACCTTCCGCCGGTATCAACCTCACACGTAATAAATTACGCAATTGAAATTGACATATCTGACAATACCGATATTCCCGACGAACCAGTAATTGGTTTATTTAACGATGCTTTGCTTAATGGCGGGGCCGGTGGTTCTGCTTTTCGTATAATAACAGGTCGGCCTAATTACGATGGGTCTACGGTGGTCCCTACCGGCGAACTAAGCACAGCTAATGCAATCAAGTGGGGCGAGGGTGTTATCTCTTCTAGAGGCTCTCTAGGTAGCCCAGTGAGGATTATAAACGTACTTACCTCGGGTGACTATGGCTCTTTGTCTGGTGTAAATTTCTCACTGGACAACATAAAGATTGAATCCGGTACTTTCGAGGGGCAACCGCTTTTTGATATAATTGACGATGAAAAATTCTTTATGTTAAACCGTACTATTCGTTATTATGTGGTGATAGACAATGTTTTTTATAATGTTTGGACGGGAATAGTTCAAAAATATTCTTATAATGAAACTAAAATCGACCTTATTTGTCAGGATAACTTCCAAAATGCTCATAAGGTTTTACCGCCTCAAACAGCAAACGAAACCTCTTTTTCAGGCATATTAAAAAAAACAATCGGAAAGCCAATTCCAGTTACTTTTGGTTATCAAAACAACGCTAAACTTTTAAATATCCAAGTTACTAGCGAGCCTTTAGTCATTGCGAGAACTAACGGTCAAGACCGCATGATCGCTCAGGTAAGTGCTTACGATACAACAGAGGATGGAAGCGGTAATATAACCGAAGTACTAGTACAAATAAACGTGGGCAAGCTTAAAAACGAAGAGTCTATTTTCTTAGGTAAGTTTTTGAAATTTGTTTTAGCGGGGGCTAGTGAAGAGGCTTTTAAAATAACAAGAATCCAAGGTGTGACAACCTTTCCAAGTGGTGAGCGGCATGTAACTTTAGAAATTGACGCTAAAACAGATGAATCTACAATAACACCGGTGCCCCCAAACGCAGCGGGAGCAGAATTAGGGACGTGGGTAGAGGTTTTTGATTTTGAAAATTCTTACATAGTGTCAAATGAAAAAATAACAGATTTTCCAAATGATAATTTTGGAGACACAAAACAGCTTTCTTATTTTGATAAAGATCAATTTGATTATGTGGATGTGTCTGAGATAATAGGAAAATCTAGCGAAGATGATATTAATTCTTATGGGTTCCCAGGAATAACGGCGTTTACCGATGTTACCGGAAACGATGGGTCTTTTGTAAAACTATTTCCTTTTACACCTAAAAGAGCTTACAGAATACGCGCTTTAGATTTTACCAAACCAGGATCTTTAGTCTCTGATGATTTCCCGCCGATAAATGAGGACGTACCAAACGTAATAGACAAAGACCCACTTACCGGTAATTCTGCCGTTTTTCAACAAATAGCACCAGGACAAAATAGTCGATTTAGTTGTAATATATTGTTTGATTTACCGGATGAAATGTTAAATGCGAATTATGATAAATTTTATGTGTTAGGAAATTGGACCGTTCAATCTGAGTCCGCCTCTGTTGAAGAGGTGGATCAGGAAATAGGAATTGCGTTCTATGACTTGAATGGGCGACTTTTGATAAGGTATAAAGATGAGATCATATCAAGAAATATCGCAATGTCTACCGGTAACTTTACGGCTTCGGAAATAAAATCATTTGATTTAATACCTCCTATATATTACGGTGATAGCGAAAACAACCCTTTACTATTTGGAATAAAAAAAGAACAGTTAAATATATCCGATGTTTATGACTCAAAAGTCGCATTTCGAGCGGTACCCACGTTAGAGGTTACTTTTGGGAGTGGCCACGAATTGACGGGTCCAGGTAACAACATAACTATTACTGTAAATGAGGTTTGTTTCGCCGGTGAAAAAGAAATTAACATTATAAACGATGATATTTTTATCAAGACAATCGGCGAGCGTACGGATATAAGCGATGAGCCGACCACAAACCTATATAATATTTTTCTCAAGATATTAGAGTCATACGATGGCTTAACTGATGGGGATGATTTCGACTTAACCGGTATTGATTCGAGAAAAAACTGGGGCGCGGGTAGGCAGATAACAGAGAGAGCCAAAAGTTTTAATTATTTAAAAGAAATGGCTCAACAATCATTTGTGGGAATTTTCCCAGGCAGAAGCGGGAAAAGAAAATTAAAAGCATTTAGAGATTTTACTGATCCCGTGGCTGAATTTTCCGATACAAGCGGAAACATAGTTCAAGGCACAATCAGCCCTATAATTCTATCAGATATCAATCAAGTATATAATGAATTTGAAATAAATTATGAATGGAATGAGCCCGCTAAAAGGTTTGAAAAATCAGTTTTTATCAAGAAAGTAGATGAAGATAGTTTCCCAGAAAGACACCTTTCAACAGATGGCGCTAACGATTTTGAAGATTCTGCGGCCATAAAAGCTGTATTCTCTATTGATACCAATGGAAGCTCTGAAGTACTTGTCCAGTGGGCTGCTTTGCCTTCTGAGTTTGCTATTGTGGGCTTAATCGTATCTTATGAAGCTGAAAACGGTATTATAGATTATGGTGAAATAGTTTCAGTTCAAGCCGCCGAAATTCAAGTTTCATTTGAAAACTTATCTGGCTTTATGGATGGCGATGAGGAAACTGGACCTATCACAATGAGGATTCACTCAACTAGGGTTAAATTGTGGACTACTTTCGCCGGTGGAATGACTGACTACAACCGATCCTCTGAGATGTGGAACGCTTGCCACCAAGCTTATTTAAAGACTTTGGTTGTTAATCCGTTACCTAAAAGATTAGGCGATTGCAGATGGTTTGTGGATGAATCAAACTTCAAAGCCGACCCTGGAATGTATTCTAGTCCGGTAATGCTGCTTGAACACATAGTCGAATGGTCTACAAGACAAAAGGAAATAGCCAATTTTCACATTCCAATAACACCAGAACACGCAGAATTAGAGTTATTGGATTTTACGACCTTCAGAGATAAAAAACACACGGCAGGCGAACAGAAAGAGGGGTATATAAGCAAAATTAAGATCAACCCCCCCACTGATACTATTATTTTAGAATTGACCCTTATACCGTCTGATATTGAAGATATTAGGGGCTGCTTAATAATTGAAACAGGAACGAGCCCAGACACGATAACAGAACTTGGAACCAATCCCGATACGATTACAGAGCCATCGGATTGTTAAAAATTTATATTGAGGTACTATTATGGCAAACGATTTTGAAGATATAATCAGGTATTTCGATACTCCGGCGGCTTTGGCGGCCAATCTCAAAGAGAAGCAAAAAGGCGTTGAAAACGTAGACAATAGACAAGTCGCTAAATTGCCAGGTGGCGCTCTTAAATATTGGTCTGATGATACCAAACAGGTTTTAATCGAAGGGGCCCAGACAATAAACGGTTCAAAAACCTTTCTTTTGAATATCCTAATGAGTTCTGGAAAACTTCTTTCACTTGATAGCGTCGGCGGTATTCGTTTAGTAGATGGTGAGAAAATAACAATTTCACCAGATGACACAGCTTTCGGCGGTTACACTTCAGAGGAATTGCTATCAATATTTAGTGGTAATTTCCACGTTCAAGACCGCTCAAGCCCTGTAGGCGGTAATTTTATCAATGACGGTGGTTTTGACTCTAGTTCTCTTTGGGTTCTTGTTGGCGGTTTTACCATTGGGTCTGGCTCACAGTTGGGTTATAATTTTTTTGCCGGATCCTCTGAGGCTTCGCAGATTTCAGAAAATAATAAACCTGAAAGAATGTACCCGAATACATGGTATAAATTCACTTATGATGTAGTTTTTTCTTCTTTTGTCGGTGTACTATCCCTTTCTTCGGAAACCTCTACCGAGGTGATTGTTTTGGATACTTCTGTCGGCAACGGTAAAGAGGTTTATTTTAAATCTACTAATGAAAGTGAAGCTCCTTTCAAAATTGAAGTAACGAGCGCGGTTTCTGGAAACTTCGCTTTAGATAACTTTGTTACAGAGAGGTTTGGCGGTACTGTTGAGGGTGAGGCTTTTGGTCCAGGTGGCGCTCTTAGGGTTACGGGTCGGGGTGATATGAAATCAATACCCCCAGGCGTAACAACAGATAGATCAGGTTATTTTAGTGGACCAGACCCGCTTTTTCTTCGAGGGCTTCAATTTAACGATTTATCAGACGCTAGGATCACAGAAAGGCTTGATATTGGAGGAGGCCAGGGAGTTTCTCCTAATCCTTTTACAGAAGGCACTCAGGAACGATGGACTGATTCAAATAGAATATCCATTGATACAACTAGGACCGCGACAACGCTAGGGACTAATACTTCAGGCACGGTTGATTTTGATATCGGCGGTAGTGTTGACGATGGTGTTTCAACTTATTTGGTTTTTGTTAACGGACTAAAAACCGATTTAAGCGCTTCTTTTTCTGCAATTTATCATGTGGCGGTGCGATCGGACGGGGGTACTAGAACAATTTTAGGTCAATCCCAATTATCATTTTTCAATGATATTGACGGGGCTAGTGGTAGTATTAATTTTTCTATTGGATCAGGCAATTTAACAGCATATTTACCCGGTTTAATCGGTCACGATGTAAACTGGACTCTTCAATATATGGGCCACGGAAATCAATTCGGGGATCGCAAAGTATGATCGTAGTTAAAATATGCGTACTTAATAAAAATGATATGGTCCAAGAGACTATTCAAGCAATATCTAATTTCCCAAAAGAATGGAACGGTATCAAGTTCATTGGTCAATCTATCGAAAGCGCTGACGTATTAAGGGCTAGAAACGATCTTCTTTGGGGTAGTGCTGAAAACGTGCCTTTTGATAGTTCAATCGATTATTGTCTGTTTTGGGATTCTGACGTAGTAGGCACGTTTGACGATTTTATTAAAATGTATGAATTGCAAAAACCTGTTGTATTTGGGCTTTATCCATACAAGCCAGGTAACAAGATGAGCGGTAAAATGGTCGGCGGTAAGTATTTAGAAGGGTTTCCCGGCTGTTCAAATTATGATAACCACATAGACCCAGGCACAAACAGGATTTACGAAGGAACCGAATATTTCGGCGGCTTTGGCTTTTGTTTAATTAGTAGGGATCTGTTAAAAAAAATTGAGTATCCTTGGATTGAATCTCGCACTATTAAAGTACCTGAGGATCGGGGCCGCTATATGGATACTGTATTTGATGATATCGGTTTTTGCTTAAAGCTCCGCGATTATGGAATACCTGTTGTTTTAGATGGTAGATTAAGCTTGGAGCATATCCCTAGATAGGTTATTATTATTAATAGCTCGAAACGGTATTAGCGATACACAGATAGCCCTCAGAAATGAGGGTTTTTCTTTGCCCAAAATTTATTTCAAAGTATTTTCATTTTCCACTTGATTAAGCGCTTAATAAGTGTTAGTATATATTTATAACTGCTAAAGGAAATCAAAATATGAGTAATTCATTAGACACAGAAATTGAAGTGGAAATCCCAGTCGGCGAAGAAGACGTAAAACTTGTGACAGTTACAGCGTTATTTGATGAAGATGAGCCCTGGTTCTGGGGTGTTGAAATAAACGGGCGAAAATATAATAAACTGGATTTGGCCGTGTGGTTTAGAGAAGAAATATTATCAGAATTAGTTTATGAAATGACAAAAGACGATATAATTACAGATGAATGTTTAAAGTATTTGAGGGGTGAATAATGATAAAATTAATAAACAAAACATTCTGTTTTTTCGGCATACATGAGGTAACTGGCGATGTATTCGATTTGAAAAAGACGTACCCAGTTTATTGCAAACACTGTTTTAGTAAAGTTAAAAACGAGGGGGTCTCGTAATGAACTATGATCATATTTTAGAGGAATTAGACCAGATGCAAAAAGGATACGAGAAAGAATTTTCCGTGGCTAAAAAGAATTTTGACGAGACTTTCGCCCAGGGAAAAGTTACGGCTGCACTTGAAATACAAGTCGCAATATTAAAAATTCAAAATAAGGAGATCGAAATTGACCAAAAGACTAACAACAAAACTAACCGAAGCTGAAAACATAGCCGGTTCACACAAAGAGGCGGCTATGGGCATGAAAATATCACAAGACGCACTCAGGCGTTATAAGCTAGGCGAGAGCCCAAAGCAAAAGCGGGTGATAGATTCTATCAATGATTACCTTATTGAAATAGGTGTCGAATGAGTGTCGTTACATGGATGACTATTTCATTTTTAAGTAACCTTTTTTTGATATATATGTATATTAGAGAGAGGCGGAAATTAAGGGAAGTTTCCGAATCTCACCAACTCATGTTTGAGCGCGTGAAACTGCTATTGAATCAACAAAGAAATATAAACGAAATTGACAACATATTAGAGGATATAGAAAACAATTTATAACCAAAAACTAAGGAGTGAAAACCAAAATGGATAACCATCAACAAATGGAACTGATTTTGAGTACCCTATTGTCCTGTGATAGAATTAAAGGGAACGGAGCAACAGAGCAAATCAAACGAGTACTAAAAGAATATCATGAAGGGACCGGTAAAACAACAACAGTTAATTTTAAGGGAGAACTAACATGAGCAATCCAACACTAATAATAGGTGAGTCGGGAACAGGTAAAAGTTGTAGTCTTAGAAATATGCTTTCTGAATCTACATTTTTAATACAAATAATATCAAAGCCTTTGCCTTTTCCAAAATGGAGAAGCAAGTTTCATCCAGAGAATGAGACGGGTCCGGCAAATATTTTTGTTACTGATAACGCTATACAAATAATTCAATCGTTAAATAAGATTTCAAAAGACCGTCCAGAAATAAAGACTATAATAATAGATGATTACCAATATTTAATGGCTAATGAATACATGAAAAGAGCTTCTGAAACGGGGTTTACCAAGTTTACACAAATAGCTTCAAACGCTTGGAGTGTGATAAATGCTTGTAATAGCTTAAGACCTGATTTGAATGTAGTGTTTTTCAGTCATTCAGAAGAGGGTGAGAACGGTAAAATAAAATGTAAGACTATCGGTAAAATGTTAGACCAGACTATCACCTTAGAGGGTTTGTTTACTATGGTTTTACAGACGGTTGTTAAAGATGGTCAATACTACTTTCTAACCAAGAATAACGGTAATAACACTGTTAAAAGCCCAATGGGACTATTTCAAGACGTTTTGATTGAGAATGATCTTAACATGGTTTTATCAGAGCTTAACGAATATGAACAAGGTGAATCTCCTATTGAAGATGAAAAAGAGAAGCCTAAAAGATCAGAGTGGAACAAGCACTTAACAGCCTGTAAAACAAAAGAAGAATATGAGGGTGTTAAAGTAGCCAAATTTGTAAATGAATTTGGTGATTATTTATGGGATACTCTAACTGGAAACCCATCTAACAAAACTGAAACCTGGAAACAACTTTTCAGTACTCACATGAAACGGGTAAGTAAAAGTACCAAGCCACAAGATCGATGGGATGAGAGAATATTAAAATGTGATACAATTGAGGGATGGCATAAACTTAATGAAGAATATTTAAACTCAGTGAACCTTCAGTCACCAGAGAACGAACAGCTACTTAATGACAGTAAATCATTGATAGGTATAACGGAGGACGATAATGTTTGATTTTCCAGAAATAGATTGTAAGGTAGAATATGAAGAGAACATAGGTGAGTGCCATACTGGCGCTAGGGGCCGATTTGGTGTCCCAGAGGAACCAGATTCACAGGAGGTTCATTATACTATTCAGAAAGTAGTTTTTTTAGATATTGATATTACATCCGAATTTGATCTTAATAAAGAGTCAGAAGATCCTTCTATAGATGTTGTTGAGTTTCTCAAAGAATTAGTGTTGGAACACCTTAAACGAAAGGAACAAAAATGCAATTAATTATAATTTTAGATCTCTTAATTCTGTCTCTAGTGGTTATTTGTCTATTAAACCAATATTATGAGCTAACAGACCAACGAAAAGAGATTAAACTTTTAAATGATAATATTGATAGGATAGATAATATTATGCTTCATCTTTTAAACGAAAAGATTGAATGAAAATTGAAATCAAAAACGGTAAAATAGCTGAATCCCTGTCTGATTTAAAAGATGGGGATTACACTATTGAAAAACTCAAGAAAAAGAGAACTAATGGTCAAAACCGCCATTTTCATGGCCCTGTTTTAGGTCAATTATCTGAGGCTATGACTAGGCTTTCAGGTAAGAAAGTAAGTAGGGAGATGGCCAAAGAGATCGTTAAATTCAAGTTTCTACAGTTTTTTGATGACAAAATTGGAACATTTATAATACCTACTTCAAAACTAACTACTGTGCAATGGATTAAGTTTTTAGAAGATATTCAGAGGTATGGGTCTTTAGTGTTGGGTATCGATATAGAATCCCCTAATGAAGTGGATTATAGTCAGATAGAAAAGAATTAATGTTTAAGTAAGGGGATAAATTCAATGAATAACTTTCGAGAAGCTTTCTGTTTAAGTTGCCAGGCTCCGATCTATTGGGCCGAATCAACCAAGGGCGGTAAAATAGCGGTAGACCGTGTTAAAACGTCTATCGTTCTGACTATTGGAGACAAAGTAACCGGCCATAGGCCACATTATGCGACTTGTAAGAACGCTGATGAACATCAAAGGAGGCCGTAGGTGGATAACAAAAATCTGTTTAATTGTAGATGTACAGATATTCAAATGATTGTTTGTGAAAATAAACAAAGCGATAGAAGTGAACCAGGTGGCCTCCACATGAACGATGACGGGACCGCCACGCTTTACCCTGTTGGGATTGCTAAGTATAAAAAAATATTGCTAACATTGAATAGAAATAAACTAGCACTAGATATTTTACAAGGTTTAAAGTGCAAGGAAGGTGGTCAGACGGTTTTGGAATCATCTTATTTAAACCTTTTAATCAAAACTTTGGAGGGGTAAATTGAAACAAGATAACTCAATCCTACCAGAATTTGGCGAGCAAGAGTCAATGTTCATGGACAACCCGAAGCCACATTTCAACGGGCCCGACTACATACCCAAGATTGACCATAGCCGATTAGAAAACCAACATGAGAAAATTAAACAGCTTATGCTTGACGGAATTTGGCGAACTTGCTCAGAGATTAGCGATGAGCTAGGTTATCCAGAAACGTCAATCTCAGCGCAGCTTAGGCACCTAAGAAAAGACCGTTTCGGTGGCTTCACAGTAAACAGGCGGCGCAGAACTATAGGCGGTCTTAATGAGTATCAAGTTTTAGAATGAAATCTGAATTTTTCCTCTTAATATTTTGTTTTCTGTTGGCTTACAACATTTACGATTTTATCAATCCGAATGTGAAAGTTATTATAAGGTCAAAGTACCCGACGGATTGTGAAGAGGAATTGAGAAAAACAGTAATCTATATAAATGAATATTTTCCAAAGAGGTGAAAGAATGATTAAAAATTACGAACTAAAGGCAGTTACAAGAGCGAGAACTGAGGAACGCGAAAAGTATTCTGCTCTACATAAGAAAATTATCGAGAAAATTGATACCGCGATTGTGATTGCTGACGGGAAACAGGCGTTTATTAATTAAGTACCTACCCATTTGAAAATCATTTTGTATATTAAACTTCAACTGCTATGAAATCAGAATTTAAAATTTAAGAATCTTCGTCTGGCCGACCTCGCGAGTTTTTACGTAGCAGTTTGCTTGCAACTGGTCGGGCGAAGTATTTAACTACCCTATGGGTAATAGTTTTTTATATTAAAAAGTAAGATTGGTAATCTGTTAAATTTTTGAGGTCAGCTTCTAGCTGCGAAAGTCTGCGTGTCTATGCCAATCTTCGCGCGAGCCTCATTTTAAGATTGGTGGTACAAAATGACGTTTATTATAAAAAATTGGGATGAAAACTTCGAGATTGCAGAATCTAGAAGGTATAAAAAAAACAAGTGGATACCGTTACCAAACAAAATGGACGGGCTTTCTTATCTAAAATTATCCAAACATAAAAACAAGAATGAAATATTTTCTTGTTGGATTTTGTTGATACAATTAGCGTCAAAAATGCCTAAGAGAGGGGTGTTAGAAAATGAAACTGGGCCTCTCGATTTTGATGATTTTGAAATTATGACGGGATTTTCTCAAAACTCATTTAAGCGGGCGATAGATTTTCTAAAAGGGCCTAAAATCGCTTGGATAGAGGAAACTGGGCAAACTCAGAGCGATCCCAGAGTAGGCTCTGGGCTTGCTACGACTACAGTACATAACACTACAGTACATAACACTACAGTACATAACACTACAGAACAAGACAATACAATACAAACAGGAATTGTAAAATACTTAAATCAAATTGTTGGATCAAATTACAAACCGAATATTGGTAAAACCAAATTATTGATAAATACAAGACTCAAAGAGGGGTTTACTTTTGATAACTTCAAAACGGTGATCTTCAAAAAGTCGGCAGAATGGAAAGGAACCGATCAAGAAAAATATTTAAGGCCAGAAACTTTATTTGGCTCAAAGTTTGAGGGGTACTTAAACCAAACAGGTACTTTCAATAAACCTAGTGTACCTGCACACATGCAAGAGCAAGAGGAAATGATTCAATGGGCGCTAGAACAACAAAGGGACGTTTAAAAATGAATGATTGGAACGCAGAAAGAACGGATATATTTAAAAGTCAGCTAATGAATTTATTTGTCAGTTTTAACAGATCAGCCACTAATGGGTTAATTGATATGAAAGTCAAACTACTTGAGGAAACTTTAAAAACACTAAGAACAGACAAAATTAAGCCGTTTTTCAGGTATATCATGGAAAATGAAAAAACAATCCCTAGTGATGGTAGGCTTAAAGAAATCTTAAGGGATAAATACAAAGAGTATTCGACTAATCAATCTGAAGCAAAGCAAATAGAATATACCGGAGGCGTTGCTCCGGCTGATTGGGTCGCTCGCTACATGAAACAACTGGTTCACGTGGTTGATGGAAATTTAACCCCACAACAAGCGTACCAGAACGCTGAAGCCGGTTAAATGAGCTTAGGGTGCTTGTGTGTATTAAAAAACCAAAATGTCTTATTCGAGCCTATACGCGCTTAATAATATTTATAACTAGGTACTGACAATAAAAGTATATTTTGGCAATATAAATTTTAAATAACTGAGGATAAAATGGGAAAGAAAAGCAAGAAATCTGAAGAGACAAAAGTCGAAGAAATTATCGAACCAGTGGCCGAAGTAGTTGAAACTGAAGAAACTGTCACCGAAGAAGCGCCAGAACCGGTAGTTGAAACTGTAGAATCAGAAACGGCAAGCACTAAAACCCTTAAATCTGAATCAAGCGAACTTGCAATGGCAAGAGCCCGAGCACTAGACGGTTTAGGCCGAAAAGATCGTGCTAAAATTTCTGAAATTAACTCGAAATATCATGTTGATTCTGATAAATTGGTTGCAAAATACCAGAAAATCGAAGCAGAAAAAAAGGCGAAAGCAGACGCTAAAGCACCTAAAAGAAACAAATAAATCACTAGGGCGGTTTACATCGCCCTTTTTAAAGGGAGTGAAAAAGTGATAAATTGCGGTGATATACTAAGGGACCAAACCGGCGAAGTAATGGAAAAAGGCGAGGGCGTTTGTTTTCTCGTAATGGGTTTGTCAAATGCAAGTGAAAACGAAATAAAACCCAAAGAGGGTAAATTCCAGGTCATGGAAATAGGCGACGAAGGGTTTCCAATGGGCCCGATCTCGTTTAAACATTCTGATGATCTTGGCAAAATGAAATTAAAGGGGAATCTATCAAAAATGGTATTCCTCCTATAGAGCCTTTTGAGAGTGTGACAAAAGACAAGCTTTTACTCAAAAGATTAAAGAAAATATTAAGTAATCCTTTGATAGATAACGGTTTAACTAGGGCTGCCATTTTCCATTCAGCCACATCAGAACCAGAAAAACAAAAACCATACCTGGATTTAAGGGTAAAAATAAAAGAGGTACTAAGTGAGCTTTAAAACTGCAATGTATGATGTGAGGCGCTCTGAGGGTGGCTACGCTAATGATCCTGATGACGAAGGAAAGGAAACTTATATTGGAATCGCGAGAAAATTCTGGCCTAAGTGGGAAGGGTGGGCGATAATTGACCGAATCAAGAAAAATGCGGGCCGTAAAATAAAAAATAATGAAAAGTTCAATGACTTCAAATTAAACAAAATGGTTGACGCTTTTTATTACAAATATTTCTGGGTCCCTCTAAAATGCCATAAAATCAAAGATCCATTGTTTGCCGAGCACCTTTTTGATTGCGGTATTAATCTAGGGAAAAGATCGGCTGTTAGGTTCTTTCAAGAAACCATAAACAAGTATTTCAAAAACTGTTTGGTTGTGGATGGTTTAATTGGACCCGCCACAATAAGCAAATTAAACGGTGCCAGTTCTCAGTTTGCAAATGTCATTGTTCAAGAGCGCATAAATCTATACTTTAGTAAGTGTTATGCAAAGCCGGTTAAGTTCAAGTGGCTCAGAGGATGGACCCTAAGATCACTAAAATACACAAGAAAGCCCTAGAAAAGCGACTAGATACCGTTTTTTCCCAGTACATTAGGCTATTCAATGCCGATGAATGGGGTTTTACTAAGTGCTGCACTTGCAATAGAATTGATTCTTGGGACCGTATGCAAAACGGGCATTTTGTAAACCGTTGGAATATTTCCACTAGATGGATGGAAAAAAACTGTCATCCTCAATGCGAAAACTGTAATTGTAGGCTAGGGGGCAATCTAGAACAATACGAGGCTTTTTTAACTAAAACCTATGATATTGGTACCCCAGAATTATTAAGGCAATTATCTAAACAATTTGTAAGGACTACCGTTGAAGAGTTAGAGATCCACTTAAAATTCTACTCAAACAGGGTTGAATCCATGAAGCGAGATAAGTCAATCAGCTAATTTTTGTAATTTTCGATAAATCGTTCTGACTGATAACCCTAGTTTGTGGGCAAGCCAGGTTGCTTTTTCTTTCCTGTGCTTTTTCAAAAAACTATCATCCAATTGAGAATAATATTTTTTTGGAATGTGGAAAGTCATACCTGGGCACTTGACTAATAAAGCTTTTACCGCATTTATACCGATAACGTCCGAAACTTCTTTCAAACCTTTGTTTGGTATATCGTCCCTATTCCATTTTTTTACGAATGACTTCATGTTCCCCTTACCATGTGTTTGCTTAAAATGAAATTAGACTTTCTAAGTTCTGCCTCTGAAAGTATTAAATATTCACGTTTTGGAAGATTATTTCTTCTATTGCCTAATTGGTGAGCCCTTGCGTATTCAAGATTTGATCCGATGAAAACAGCATTTCCTTTAATTTGAGATGTGACTGAATTAGCCAAAGCACCTGATCTTTGTAAAATTTTACCAGTATGACCCTTTCTGGCTCTTTGTTTTTTTGTAGACGGCTTTAAGGATTTCCAACCTGGGCCTTGCCTGTCAAAAGCGTTTTCACTCGCATCTTCTAGCATCGCCCCAATTTTAAA